ACCGAAGAGTGTTACGGTAACAGTAAACGGTAACAGGGTAAAGGAGGCTCTCAGGGAAAGGAAAAGGGGTAAATGGGGTACAAGTACCCCTTAAACAAAAAAAGAGCCCCTCAGGGCTCCATTTTCGCGAAACAAATACTAACCCTATTTGTACGCATACAACATTGCAAGCCTGCAATCTTTGTGTATCTGCTCGTAATTGACTTTAAAGCCATTCTTAGAGAACTTTTCCATCACGAATACAAGTTTGCTTAAAAGGTGCCCATCAAAGTCTCTACCGTGACCTGCCCAAACTGTATCGTTTTGACTCCAATCCAAATGAACTTCAATAGCCCACTTATCCACCCTCTTCATAACATCATCGTCCATATTAATTAAAACACCCCATTCTGCACCCTCAATATCCATTTTTACCATATCGACTTTAGGTAAGTTCTTTTGATTCATAATTTCTTCAATTGTAATTGAAGGTGGAACCTTGGGATTATCACTTGGTATATTTTCTTGAGACACTTTTGCAAAAAGAGTTTCAACTCTGATGTTGCTGACGTTTTTAATTAAGCAATTGTAATATGGGGTTTCACATTCAACGGTGATAATACGCATCGCGCCTTGCGTGATAGCATAATTGGTAAACATTCCTATGAACGCTCCGCAATCAATAATCGTGTCGTATTTATTTATTTTGAAGTACCTGTCGTACTCGTGTCCGTGATAAATTTCATCATAAAAAGATTCTGCCAATTCACCGTGATTTTCGGGATACACATATTTTTCAAGTTCCATATTTGTAATTTAGGAGCGGGGGTAGGAATCGAACCTACTTCCTCTTGGTTATGAGCCAAGAATGCAACCACTACACTTCCCCGCTATCTGCAAATTTAATAAACCTTTGAGTTGCAAACGAACAAAAATTATTAACCTATAGGTTTACTTTGGTCCAATTGGCCATATTTGAGTCTTTATCCACGTCCTGTAATCATTTGCGGAAATAGCCTCCTCAGCAACTACAGGGCTGACTTTGTTATTTTCTTTCATCCATTGTCTAACAGGTTCCCTTTGAAACTTGCCCAAATTTCCAATGACAAAATAATCTTTTCCTTTTATCAAAGCCATATTTAACCTCTCCTTGAATTTTTTAATATTGATATCATCAAAAGAATGAGCAGTAAAATGCCCAAGTAAGGAGCATACTTTTCCATTCCTTTTTTTCTCTCTACGAATTTTATTTGTGGAGGAAGAGTAATAGTCTTGGTATAACGAATGGTATCAGCCTTTACAATGGTTTTAACACGAATAACATCGTGGTCTCGATAAATAATGGTTGTAACTCCATCTTTGGTCAAAGTTAAAGTATCAACTTCTTTCGTTGTAAAAGTATCCGTCATTACAACACTGTCTCTAACAAAAATAGTATCAATCCCGTAAACGCTAATTTGCGCCATAGCGGGATTCTTTTTGATTGCTTGATTTAAATGCCATTTAGCGGAGCAACCCGTTAACACTAATACGATAAAGATTGCTTTAATAAATCTCATTTCTTGTATAATCTGTAGTATTCAAAATCTGATTCACCACCATTCTTCTGATATTCAAGCCATTCCTCATATAATGGCCCTTCATAATGAAAATCATCGGATTTATCGGTATTTACAGAAGTATCAATACCCGCCTCAGTCATTTTGACCGCAAATATTTCTACTTTCTCAGATAATGCCTGAACACTTTGTTTCAATTCATTTTTTTCTTGGACTTTACTCTCAACCAATTTTTCACCATTTGCTTTAGCCAAAGAAGTGACTTGAGACGCACTTTTTAAATTGTTTTCAATTTTTTTAAGCATCAACTCAATATCATCAACATTAGGCTGATTGATGGCCCCTAAAGGTGTAACTATTTCCAACAATATGAATAATATTGCAAAAATCAATAATGGTTTTTTCATAATTTTTTCATTGTATTAATAATTCTTAATTCCGTGATTGCTGCACTTAATGCAGAATCAGATTTCTTTAATGCGTTTCCTAATTTGTCAATTTTTACATCCAAATTATCAATTTTCTTGTTTGAAGAGTCAATTTGGTCTTTATAACCATCTCTCAAATCATAATAAAGATAACCCACTGCCGCAAGCATACAAAATGCTACCGCAGCCACAGGATTTTTTCTAAATTGGTCAAAACTAACAGGCAAGGTGTTAGCACTTACTTTTTTTGCCGCTGTCATAATTTAAACTATTGGAGGGTTTGCAGTTGCAATATCATTGCTATTGATAAGGGTGTAAGTAAAAATTTTCCCGTGTATTGAGGAAGATTGTAACACAATTTTCATAAACGCATCAAAATCGGGTGACATTTTGAAAACTTGGCAACCTTCACTCCAATTGTTGACTTGCTGACTGTTTAAACCTGCCTTATGGATATTTAATCCTGCAACATCGTTGTAAATTTTACTCTCGTCATACGTACCGTCTTTCAAATTCCAATCACGATAGACTTTTAAAGGTTTACATTGCTTTAATGCCGTGTATTTACCCTGATGTAGACCGATTGTAAAGCAACCACGATATTGTCCCTCTACGAGACGCGCACTACCATCGCCATTGTCTACAGTACAAGGCCATTCAAAATATTTCCATTCTCCATTTTCTTGATATGAAATGGTCATCCAATCATCAAATAAATTGGTGACTCTTTTACCCGTTGCCGAATTTCTAATACCGACGATATTGATATTTAACTCTCCGTTTTCAAAAAAAACGTAATCTTTACTTTTTAAAGTTTTTTCTATTTTTTCTTTACTAAATACCATAATATATTATGATTTAATTTTCTTCGTTTTGATTTTTAGAGGCTCCAAAGTAAAAGGAAACCACCATAGTAACAATTGAAGTTACCCCACCTGCAATGGTGAAGTAAATATCTTTTTGGTCTGTTGGGAAATCCCAAAAAATTATGCTAAACAAAATAGCATAACTCAGTGTTAGAATAATTATTGCAACTATTGCTGTTGTGTTCTTTTTTAAATTGTCGAAACTCATAATTATGGTCTTTTATATGAACGCACAAGATTTTCTAATGACATTGGTCCATTTGCATTGAAATATACCCCCTGACCATCGGAACCGATGTAATTATTGTACGATGATTTTTTAAATTTTTGTAATTTACCTGCATTTCCAAATAACGGTGATTTAGGAGCAACTCCCTTTAAACCGCTTTGCAGTCCACCTTGGTCTGCACCAACTACAAAACAAGGCTTCGCATCCGATTGTGCCCAATTCGTAAAATTAGAACCCTGTCTCTGATATGCCAAACCTACTTGTTCATTGTATTGGTCTGTATTGGGAAATAATCGGCCTAAACGCTCAAGATTGGTTTCACATCGCGTAGCATTTGCTCTCTGACCGAAAGATTTTGCATTATTAAGCATATCGCCTACTGCATTTTTGAATTCTTCACCCGCGCCTTTTGGTGTATTTTTTTTCAATCCTCTTAGTACCAAGTACAATCCTGTAGCAGTTGCTGCCAAGAGTATGATTTGTTTTTTGTTCATAATACAAATATAATTAATGAATTAATCATTTATTTTCATTTAATTTACATCAAAATTACGCTGTATGGAAAACAAATTAGAACAAATTCTTGAGATGTATCCCGATGTGGAATTCCTCAAGGCCGATGGTTTTGACAAGGCTGTCATTGGAGTTGACGTAAAAAATTATCGTTTGATTTATGATTACTACTTAGCAATTAAAGTATTAATTGAAGATGATGGTATGACCGAAGAGGAGGCTGTTGAACACTTTGATTTCAACGTATTGGGCTCTTTAAGGGATGATATTGATTATCCAATATTTATTATGACTGATTTCGATTAACAAAATGGGCAACAAATTAATGTTGCCCTTCTTATATACTAAACCCATCCTTCGGAACCGCCACCGAGAACGTAATTTTATTTTACTATCGCTTTTCTCTGTTCGCGTAAAACTTTTTGAACCAACTCAGTATCTACGCTTGCTTTATCTCCCGCATAATACGAGGCATTATATGGACGATAAACCCCTTTATAGTTTGTCAGTCCATAAGGCACACCTAAACTTGACCATACCGTCGCTATATCAACCGCGGCTTTTTTCAAATTAGCATCCGTATCAGCAATTTTTCCATTCAAATATTTTGGCAATGTGGATTCTGCATCAATCAATGCATCTGCAATTTTAGTCTGATTGGCCTCGTTATAAATGGAATCTAAATTTAAACCCGCCTTACCATAATAACCTTTAAGGGTTGTTGGTATAATTTGAAAGTGTCCTGTTGCCCATAATTGACCTATTCCTGACCTTGACATAGACTGATATTGAATAACCTTTCCAATTGTCATTTGCGTCAATAATTTATCTGTGAAAGGTTGTGTGTTTTTAGCATTGACACGTGAGTTTAAACCTTTGCTATTGTAAAAATTATAATCATTCCACGTTTTTGCTTCACCACGTAAAACTATATCCCAAAGCAAAGGATACTTTGAAAACCTCCACTTGCTTTTTGCCTTTTTATTCGATGGAGCCGCTGTGAGATTTACGGCAATAACCACCCCAAACAGAGCGGCTACAATCAAAATAATTTTCTTTTGGGTCTCGGTCAATTTCATTTTGTATTTTTAAAAATTTGGGTCCCAATGTAATCTGCAAATTTGGTTTGGGCCGATTGAATTAAATGCAAGGAATCAGTGCTCATTTTAAAATCTGCTTCTTCCCAAATTGGAACTACAACAGCCTTTTTGATATTTTTACTCAGACCTTCTTTAAACGCATCACTCTTTTGGATGTAATCCCCATACCGTTTCAAATCATAAATGACTTTGCTCGACCTGTATCCTGAAATCACATAAATATTGTCAATGCCTGCATCACGTCCTGCACCCACCATTTTTTGTATGTTTTCAGTTGCTTTCTGATTTTGAACCAAACTGAAATTGTCATTAGCACCTGCGTAGATGAATAAAATATCAGGAGTTGATTTGGTCTCCTTCAAATACTTTTCTAAAATGGGCAACAATTGGTCAGTTCTTAAACCACCTTTACTAAGATTCTGTTGAATGGTAAAACCATATTTTTTTGCAAGAGAGTCTTGCCATCCCCATCCATAACCTGCAGTATGTGAATCCCCTACAAAAACCGCCTTTTTACCAAGCGGATTGAATTTTTTAGGGCTTTTCCCCAAAGCATAAAGAATCCCTACCGTAAAGGCAGAAATCAGAATGAGGGTAAATTTATTCACTTTCATTTACTTACAAATATAACATTTACAAAGAAAAGTATGCGTTGGCTAAAATGTGCGGGTGATGATTTGAAATTCAATACATCTTTGTATCGAAAAGGGGCAGCCAAATTGAGCGAAGGCCACCCCTTAATCACAATGGATAACACGCAAAAATACATAATATGAAACACACCGCATTTAAAATCACACTTGGTAACGAAGAATTTTTCGAAGTAATGTCAAACCCTTGGACGGACACGATAAGCAATCCAAAGGATATGTCAGTCAGTTTATTGTTTTCCAAAAACAGGCCCGTAGTATTTCAAGACACGGAAAACCCTGCAAAACGATTGGTAATAATGCTTGTTGATGTCGATATAAATGAGCAAGGTATATTAGAGCACAAACCCTCATAAACACAGGGTATAACACGATGGTGTAAAAAATTATTTGCTCGCATATACAACAAACTATAACTTCGCATCCCTTCACCAATGGCTAACAAGAAAAAAAAAGTAACCCAAGCAACTCGCAAAAAGATTGCGCGGGCCTCGAGACTTTATCAAAAGGTTCGAAAAACAGTTTCTAAAGAACTTGAAAAACAGGAAAAACCTTTAAAGGGAAAAGACCTGACCGCCTTTATTAAAGAAAAAATCTATCCCGAGTATAAAGGGCTTAGTAGCCGTGAAGTTAAAGTTGCCGACATCCGTGAATCAGTTGACCGTGCCTTAACAGGTTCAGGTGTAATTAACGTCGGTGATTTTGTCAATCCATTGAGTATTCCCGTCACTCTTTTGAGTGGTGTGTTTTGGTTTGATTTGGACAATTTTATTGACGTGGATTTAACCGCTGAAACAGGAGGTAAAAATTTACGATTTGAAGTCAATGCGGGAGAGTACGGTAGCACAGGTATTATAGAATTAAGCGAATACACATATGAGGGTAGTGGGTTAAATGACATCATTGAAAGTGTTCGCGATTATATTCAGGGGGAAATGCCCGAGAATGAGTCGGAGCCATATTGGGAGGGAGAAGTTCGGGTTAGGCCAAATATGCAAGACGATGGACGGCCCGATTCTTATTTCATTCAATTCACTCTTTTTGTCGGTGGACAACAGGTACCGCCTTCTGAGACTTTTGAAGAGGCGCAACCAATGGTTTTGTCTGAAGAAACTTTGGAAGAACGTAGGGCGCGACGTAGGGAGATTGTCAAACGTAGAAAAGAACTTGGAAAACAAAAAAGGGAAAAGGCTCGTAAAAAGGACATTCGTGGAAGAGAGAGACCGACAAAAAAAGTTGCTCCAAAAGAGGAGGAAGTCAAAAAAGAACCTAAGGTAAAAGCCGAACCTAAATTTGACAAGCGTCGTGCGGAAAATATTCAAAAAGCACTTGACCGTCAAGAGCGTTTGTTGGCTGATTCAAAAGCACTTTTTGATTCGAAGGTTTTGACCAAGAAAGAATTCTTGGCAGAACGGGCAACAATTATTGCTCAAACAACAGCCGCTATTGAAAAATTCAAACGTGGTGGACAAGTTTGATAAATTATTTTTGAAAATAATATTTGTTTGCTTAATTTCGTAAATCACAATGGCAAAAAAGAGCGAAACCTTTGGCATTATTGAAAGTCGTTTTCAACCAAGTGCAAATCCCAAATCGGTGATGAATCGTTTGGTAAAAATGGGTGAAAATTTCATTTACCGCGAAACTAAGTTTATGACTCAGATTGTTTATCAGGGTGTTGAAACGATTTACAAAAGTCGAGACACAAAAAGTTTCCCTGCAAACAAGTTGTTCATATTCAAGTTGGTGAAAAATGATGCTATAAAGTTTTTGAAGCAAAATCCAAATTGGACGGTTCCCGATAAATATCCTGTAAACCAAACCAATTATGATTACGATGCTTCCTATGGGGTTATCACGGGGACCGATATCAATAGTGCATATTGGGTAATTGCACATAAACTTGGAATCATCAGCGACAACACTTTTAATAAAGCGCAAGGAAACGATTGGAAAGTAATTCGATTGGCTGCACTTGCAGTTTTAGGCAGAAGCGTTGCTTATCAGGAATTTCAAAATGGTGTCAAGCAAAACAAACCTATTATTATTGAATGTGAAGACCCAAGAATTAATCTGCTGTACCGTGGTATCAGGTACAAATGCTTTGAAATGATGTCATCGATTGCAGAAATACTTGGTAATGATTTTGAGGCTTACCGAACTGATTGCATTTATTACCGAGACACCGCAGATAATCGTCGTAAAGTGTACGAGTACTTGGATGCCGAGCAATTTTCTTATAAACAGTTAGAATATTAAAAAATATGAATTTACAACTTACACCTATGCGTTTCGAAAAGGTTTTGGACCGAGCAACAATGTTGGACTACCTTACAAATGATGGTAAGAATGTAGTAGAGAGAAACCGACTGATATTTAATGACTCAGTTGCGAAGGAAATAAGATTGAATGGGTATTTCTTTAATTACTACAAATACGAAGAAAGTGGACAAGAGTTTGCTGTACTGCAACCTTATCAATTGAATGCATCACCTGTATCTAAAAGAACTTATTGTTTTGGATGCATCGACACCGTAAAAGAAGAAGCATCGTTATTTTTCAAAGGCAAAAAAATGGCCTCTGATAGACTTACGGCAATCGTTATTTACAACGAATTGAAAAAGTATTTGGAGCCTCAACCCGACTTTTTACCCTTTTCAATAAAATTTTAATCCATTCACAAAAATTATTTTGCAAAATAAGTTTTTGTTTGTAATATTGAATTGTAAAAATCGAAAACAATGGGAAACTCTCTAAAAAAATGCCCTATTTGCCACGTGCTATTTGTGGGCCACGGAAACAATTCGTTTCCATTAAACGTATTAGGCAAGTGTTGCGATTCCTGCAATATGGAATTTGTCATACCTGCAAGGATTTCAATATTGATGAACAACTTAAAACCCAAAAGATAAAAATATGAAATGTATCAAAATTGACGTAGTAAGCAAAGAGGTTTACGAAATCGAAATCGAAGGTGGCCTACAATCTATGTATGATGCGTTAGGTCTTGAATGCGAAATGATTGAAAAAGGTTTTTACCTACCAATTGTTTCTGCTGTTGAATCTAAATCGCATATAGACACTTGTTTTGTTGACGAGGAAAGTCTTGTCAAAGGCGACGGCTATATTAAAGGTGCGTTTGCATTCCAAGCCGCTAAAGACAACGTCTATGGACCATTTTTTAACAACGGTTTAATAATCGGTTGTGACAAAGACGGTGAGTCTGTAGCCCACCGACAAATTTTTGACAACATTAAAGACCATATTCAATTTTTTGATATTGATTCATTTGACTTATGACACAAGCATTTAAAATAAACGGAAAACGTGGTGACGTAAAACACAATGTAAAACTTCTATTGGAATCGGACGCAACCCTCCGTGACAATTTACTTCGAACAATATGCAACTATTGGTTTCATATTAATGGCCCCACCAATCAAATTGATTTTAAGACATTAAGCGCAACCGAGTTTTTTACTCATTATGCTGATGGAAAATTTGACCACCAAGCATCTATTGCCCGCCAATGGCAAAAGGTTCAAGAAGAGAATCCTAATTTGCGCGGAGAGCAATGGTTATCGCGTCAAAAACACACAAGGGTGGTAAAAAAAGATTTGGGTTACGGAAAATAATAAAAGGGGAGTAAGTTGGCAAAACTCCCCCTTTTCACACGACTTACCATTACAGTAAATCACTTCGAAGTTAATGAAAATCTACAAGTATTATTTCCTTGACATCGACAAGCCAATAAGCGTAGAGGCGCATAATAAGCACAGTGCAAGAGCGGTCCTTGAAAAAGTATGTAACGATGACCATTTTAAAGACAAAGGTTATATATTGACAAATTTGGTTAGAGAGACTTCTGAGACTCTTGTGATTGATGTGAGCGTTAAAGAAACAAAAACGGGTCAAGTGATGTGGAATGGAAGGGGTTGGTCCAAAAAAACAACTAACATATGAAAACAAAAAAACTACAATTCCGAATTCGCGAATTTTCGCAAGGGGGGTACGTGATTGACAGAAGAATTTTTAATCTGTTATGGTTGCCTCTTATTAAACAGCCATCCCGCAGTTTTGAGACTCCTTCTCAAGCACGCGAATGGCTTGATGTGTATGTCAAACAACTTGAAGTTGAATTTATTGAGCAAAATCGCCCAAAATTTAATCAAGAAGTAAATTATCAAATCGGTTTTAACACCCGTAATTTTTTATGGCTACAAAAATAATATCAGGATTTCCCGCGATTGGAAAGACCTATGCGGCTCGCAATTCCAATTTTATGTGTGTTGACTGTGATTCAAGTCAATGGAATTGGCTTACGGACCCTAATGGCGATTTCCTTAAAACGGATAATGGGGCAAGAATACCAAATCCTGCTTTCCCACAAAACTATATTGACCACATTAAATTTCAAATTAAGCACGATTTTCTTGATTTCGTGTTTGTGAGTAGTCACGAAAATGTTCGTGAGTGTATGCAGCAAAACTACATAGATTTTACAATTGTAATTCCTGCATTGAATTGTAAAAAAGAATATTACAAAAGAATGCAACAACGTGAATCACCCCAAAGTTTGATAACACTTGTAATGGACAATTGGGACGATTGGTTGATTGAACGTCAACGGGAATCAAATTGCTATGTATTGAATCAGGGGCAAACCCTAATTGATATTTTACCCTTATGGAAAACACCGTAGAAGAGTATTTTACCAAAGCCCTGTCAGCGACAGAAGAGAACAAATATTTTGTATGCCGACGTTTTGATGTACTGCTCCGAAAAAAAGACGGCAAATTCTACGCTGCAATTAATTGGAGCAATCTGATTTTAGTACAAATGAGCGTAAGCGATTCATTTTTCAAAACTTATTTTTTAAAACATAACCCAAATGAAAATTAGTCAATCCTTTATGAAATCTTTTGCCGAATACAAGGTAAAGGAAGAGTGTGGCTTAGTTGTGAAAGCAAAATACCTCGACGGTATTCAATCTACACCCACTAAAGCAATGAAACTTGGTCAATATTTCGAATATATGGCCACGGGAGGACTTCCCGCTTATGGTGATGGAACACCGCCTGAGCCCGATAAAGTGTACAAAGGAACCGCAAAAGAAAAACTTTCAGAAGATTACGAAAGAGCATTTCAAAGTTCGATTTTTTGCAAAGCAATTTTCAAAGCGATGAACATCAAAATTCTCAGTTTTGGAAAGAAATTGGTGAGTTCAAAATTGAATATGTCTTGCACAACCGATATTATTGCAAAGTGGAATGGAAAGAAGTGTATCATCGATTTGAAATATTCGGGCTTGGTAGATGACAAATGGAATGAAATGGGTTGGCACGAAGACTTCCTTGAGCAAAAGGAAAAGATTTTGACTCAGGCAGTTCATTACAAAATTATTGCTAAAGAAAAATTTAAAACCACGGATGTGCCTTTTTACTTTTTTGTATTCAATACCAAAGACCCAATGGATGTTCGCATTTTTGAAGTGTTGGTAGACCCAAGCAAGGAGATGGAGCATTTAGAAGGGGTGAAAAATGTCTCTCAAGCACTTAAAAGAGAAATCAAATCAGCAAATGGATGGAAAGCATATCCTGAGATGAAAAGATGCAACAAATGTCATTTAAACGAGACTTGCCCTCAACGCGCCCTGTTACCCAAAATTAAACAAGTGTTTTACTAATATGCCATACTCATACAATAAATTCAAGCACAATGTTCGAGAGCACATCCTCTTAGAACTCCAAAACACCTCAAATCCCCGCGTCCTTGATGTTGGAGCGGGTTCAGGGACTTATGCAGACCTTTTAAAAATCCCAATGGATGCTGTTGAAATTTGGGACCCTTACATTGCTCAATTTAACCTTGCTTCTAAATATAATACCATTTATCAGCAAAACATTATGACAGTCAATATTTTAATGTATGATTATCTTATTTTGGGAGATGTACTTGAACATCTTACGCCATCTGATGCAACATTATTGATGGGTCAAATCGAGACGTACAACATCAAATGTTTAGTTGCTGTTCCTTATTTAGATGAACAAGGTGAATATGAAGGCAATATTTATGAGACACACCATCAGCCCGATTTAACACCCGAAATAATGGCAAGCCGATACCCAAATTTGAAGTTATTATTCGGAGATGACGAATATGGCTATTACATTAATTATGAGCCTCACGTTGCCCCTAACTTGATAATTTCTTCAGGGAGACGTTTTGATTACTTTATGCGGACTCTCAAATCGCTACAAAAACACAATCCAAACTACCGTACAATGTTCAATGAAGTTTGGGTTTTAGATGACCGAAGTACTTCTGAAGAGCGATATAAAATGGAATTATATTTGGATGCCTTGTTTGGTGAAAAAGCCCATTTGATTACTTTCAACAATAATGGTCAATTTGATTACGTTGACAAATTCAATATGATTAAACATTTGATGGGTCCAAGTGAGTTTGTATTTTTACTTGAAGATGATTGGGAATCCGTAAGACCTCTTGATTTGGGTAAACACATTAACTATTTGAAAAAGCATTCCGCATTTGACCAAATTATGTTTTCACAGGTATTTGATATTCAGACGGATGAAATTAAAGCCGAAACTTCTGTGAACGAATATTATTGGAAAAACCCTTTCCCTAAAGATTACAGGCACTTTTACGAAATGCAAAATGGATTTTTAAAATGGCAAGAAGTTAAAATGAACAACTATGGTAACAATCCTTCAATTTTTCGCAGACGTGTTTTCGAGAATAAAATATTTCACAAAGACCACGGATGGGAATTGACATTTGCGGATGAATATCCAAACAGGCAACAGATTTTAACCAAAGACAATTTATTCATTCACATCGGTCAAAAATCACTCATTGATATTAATCCCAAGCCATAATGAACGAAAATTTTATTCCTTTCCCTGATTGTAAAGAAGCCACACAAATTGTAAATGAGTTGCTTGTAAATGAATCATTGTCCGATTCAATTGACATTCTGAAGCAAAAAATGACAACATTTAATCGCATCCTTGACATTCACGGGTACACACAGGATGACTTAAAGAAAGTCAGACTAATGAAAGAGGCTCTTAGTATTTTACAATCGCAATAATATAAAAATGGATAACGCACTACTAACTAAATTCAGCATACAACTTGACACCTTTGAACAAAAGGTGTTGGTTGATTTGTTAAAAAGTCATTCGATTTCACCTGCGCAATTTAAACAGGTCGTTTTAACTGAAGTCAGAAGAAATGAAGAAATGCTCTTTGCCTTCCAAAAAAATCCACGCAACCTATTTGCGGCAATCATTCATTGCGCAGAATTAGGATTGAGTCCCAATCCTTCTGTTGGAGAGTTCTTCTTTTTGCCTTATAAGGGGCATATTAAGCCTATTTTGGGATACAAAGGTGTGATTACACTCCTGATGCGAAATAATGGCGTAAAAACGATTTGGTGCGAGTCTGTGCACGAAGCGGATGAATTTGATTATGAACTTGGACTTGAGCCAATTTTACGACATAAACCCAAAGACGATTTGAGAACATCCATTTCGCTTACTCACATTTACGCAATGGTAAAAACCCGCGATGAAGAAAAGGTTTTTAAGGTGATGTCAAAAAAAGAATTAGAAACTATTGTTGCCAATTTACCAAACAGGAATGAATTGTATTTCAATGATGCAAAAGACAGTCAATTTTGGATGCTTAAAAAAATCGTCCTGAAACAATTGTCGAAACTGTTGCCAAAAGATTCCTTAGGTTCAAGAGCGTTAAGTTTTGATGACCAAGTTGAGGGTGGTGCAGTTTTGACTCTCGATGATGAAGAAAGGGTTATTATTGTAAATGACAAAAAGCCTACGAAAAAGGGACTATATGCAAAACTTGCATATACAGAGGATTGAGTTTAAATTCGTGTCGTTGTTGCAAAATATAAAAGTATTTTGAATTCGACGATTTTAAAGATTCTATTGAGAAGTGACTGTTCCTTCAGACTGTAAACCACCTTTCGGGGTGGTTTTTAGTTTAATGTAAGTTGACCAAACTCGTAATAATCGTTGAAAGTGTAAATCAACGAAATGTTTGCACTGATTTTGATATAGTTAAATAAACCCAAAGACGAAAGATTAAGGGCTATTAAAAATTGTTGTGGATTACCACCTGTAGAACCTTGTTTGATACTGAAGTTTGCTGCTCCAACTCGTTTAAACTGTATTGTCCAAGTACTTGAGTTATTCCAATTAAAGTTTCCAATATCATATAAGTATTCCGTTGCGGAATTCACATTATATTGGTTTGGGTCTTGAAGTCCACCTAAAATAGAAATTAACGCAGGATAGGGCGTATGATTTTCTATGTTCAATATGATTTTTTTGGCGGGCATCAGAAGTCTATTTCGTAGTTTTCGTAAAAATCAATCAATCCAAAATTACTTTCACCTTTAGTCAAAAAATCTTCATTACTAAGTTCTTGAATATCAAAGCGGTAAAATAATGATGTGTTTGCAAGTATTCGTGGTATGAATGCATTGTTAGAGTCAAATCTATAATCAAGATATTCAGCATCTACAGACAATGCCGATGATTTTTGATATGGGTCAATCGTATTATTCAAATAGTAAACATTTCGGTCCCCCTGTTTACTAAATTTGAGCAAGTAGATTGGTTCAATTAATTGTTCTAAGGATGTTGAATACTGATAAAAATTTTTAAAATCGTAATAGTATCCTGTTCCAACACTTGCGTTCACCGTTTCATAAGTCAAATCCGAAACGCTCGTAACTCTTACTGCGTCATTAGGATAAACCGTTATGATTGGAGAGAACGTGGCCATTATTTTGCTACCAATACATCTTTACCATCTAAAGTCCTTGCAACATAACTACCACTTTTGGTTTTAAATACCTTCATCGAATATTCATCTGCAAAAATTGAATTCAACTTCTGCAATGCTGTTGGTGATTCTTTTGCATCAACCGCGTTTAAGTAAGCATCCAAAATAGTTCGGGCGTTTTGTTTTTGACTCAATTCATCTTTAGTAGCCTTCATAGGCTTACTTATACCATTCTTTTTAGGTTTTAACAACATATATAAAGTAATTGTCGCAACTGCAATAATTACAGCGTTTTTTACTTCTTTTGAAAACTCCATCATTTTTTCTTTTTAAACACGATAATTGCAGCAATGAGGCCGATTAAACCTATTGTAGAGCCAATAATTATATTCGTCGTGCTCCTTTTTTGCGCTTTATCCGCAGCATCCTGCAATAAAATCAATTTGGTTTGAGCGTCCTTTTCTTTTGCTAATTGCTTTTGAAGAGCCTCTGCCTCCGCAGCGTTTAATTTAGCAAGGTTTTTTTCAAGTTTTCGTTTTGAGACAACATCTAAACCACCTACAGCCGTACTACCTGCCGTTGTGATTAATGCTGCCGCTATTGCTACAGGTATTGGCATAATTTTTTAATTGTTAACTATTTTATTATTTCGATACGGCTCCACCATTTCTCTGATGTACTTTATTTCCGTTTCAATTCTCGCATTACTCAATTTCACTTCTTCTATGTCCTGACGTTGAGTTTTCATATCCGCAAATAATTGAGCACAGAAAAATGCGCATATTCCAAGAAGTATGCGATTTACCCATTTTTCAATCATTGCGCTTTGTTGCTGTTGAGTTGTCATTTCCCCTTATATTGCGAAGTTACACAAAAATCTTTGTAGCGTTGAATTACCATATTCAATGCCGATTTAACATCATTTTCAGATGTGTTAATTTCATTCTCTAATTTTTCAAATTCAGGATTTTCAAATTCTTTTTTATTGGTAGGTCTTTTAGACTCATCGTGTGTTAACGGAACCCATAAAATCCCTTTGTTTTCTTCGAATATTGCTCTTTGGTCTTTATATGCAAAAGAAATACTAATCAAAACAACGTCATTTAAACTTTCCTCATAACGCGATATTTCCATCGCTTTTTGTATTAAAGCCCTTTCCGTCTGTTCTGAAAACCCTTTTAACCCATAAACAAATCGCAGTTTATCTGCATCTAAATAGTGACACCTAAGAGGTAAATTTTGCTTCACCCAACCGTAAAACTCACGACACAGTGTTGTCTTTCCTGAGTTTCTTTTACCATAAAAAACAACTATCATTTTTCATCTATTGGGGTTACTTCGCCTGTTTCAAGGTTTATTTTAACATACCCATATTTGTTGGTGATTCCCTTAAAAAAGACTTTGTTTTTTTCATCCAATTCATTCAATTCTTCAAGGGCGTATTTACGTTTCAATTTTAGCGATTCTATTTCTCTTGTAAACTTTGTTACGTGTGAATTCAAATCGGTCTGAATTTGGCTAATGATTCTGCTTTCATTTAATTCCTCTTCGGTTAATAATATTTTTTCCATAATTACATATTTAATTTTGTACAAATTTAATCAACCAATACTAATATCAAAGTAAGTACCAATATACCCTGACGAACTTGAGCCTACTGCTACGCTTCCTAAAGTGCTGAAATCAAAAGTTGTAATACCTGTTGCATTAATAGTTCCACCACTTACTACACTTGTATTATTGATGCCAATATTACAAGTTGTACCACCAAAACTTCCACTGACAGGCTGAAACTGAACCTCCCAATATGCTACTGCCAAAATCGGTTCAGTGGTATTACTGAATATTTGCGATACACTTCCACCTGCAAATACGCTTTGGAAAAATGAACTATAAATATGTGTACCTGTAGAATCATATAATCTACAAAATACATCAATGTCATTATCAAAAGGAGGCGCGGGGGGAGCGGGGGGACTCAAATTATTAATAATATCTACATAGTTTGCATAAGTTGAATTATCCATATAATAAACTTTTGACGCAAACTGATTGAAATTGTTATTGGTATCACTTGCACTTAATCCATAAATCCTATCTGCTCCACTCGCATTCCCATATTGTCCCCAAGCATTAAATGTAAGGGAGCCACCAAATGCATTACTTTCAAAATATGATTTTTTGAATAAGTCGCTCACCGCTAAATCTGATGGAGGCGAACCTGCGTTCGCCTCCTGATAGATAGCCGTCATACTTATGTTTGATGATGGAACTGCCATTATTGATTGTTTTTTAGTTTTTCCACTTTATCATCCAACTCCTTGATTGCTTCAATTACCAAGGCGATGATTTTTTCATAACGTACACCCTTGAATCCGTTTGCTTTTACCTTCACGATTTCGGGCAACACTGACTCGATTTCTTGCGCGATTACTCCGACATCACTTCCCTTGAATCCGTGAGCCTCGAAGCCTTCCTCGCGCCAATCGAATGAGTATCCACCGATTGTCTTGATTTTCTCGAGGGCGTTTTCAATTCGCTTCACGTTTTCTTTGAAGCGTTTGTCTGATGTAGAGAACGCTACGATGTCGTTTGAAGCATCAATTCGACCTGTGGTTGCTGACGGTGACAAAGCACCTACTGCTAACGACTTGGCCGCCTTAAATCCAACTGTATTCAAGACTTCGAATGTCGTTCCATCGTCGGACGCGTTTGCGTTACCTATGGTCGTAGATGCCGTAAACTTAACGATTCTGTTTGTTGTACCGCTCACGGCTACGCTCGTACCGCTCGTACCTGAAGAACCTGCAGCACCTGTATTACCACTTGAGCCTGACGTTCCTGAAGAACCCGCTGCACCGTTTGCACCGCTTGTACCCGATGAACCGTTCGCACCGTTTGCACCTGATGTTCCTGAAGAACCTCTTGTTCCTGACGTACCCGATGACCCTGCCGCACCATTCGCGCCCGAAGTTCCTGAAGAACCTGCCGCACCATTGACACCGCTTGTACCCGATGAACCGTTCGCACCGTTTGCACCTGATGTTCCTGAAGAACCTCTTGTTCCTGACGTACCCGATGACCCTGCCGCACCATTCGCGCCCGAAGTTCCTGAAGAACCTGCCGCACCATTGACACCGCTTGTGCCTGAAGAACCCGCTGCACCACTAACACCACTTGTGCCTGAAGAACCTGCTGCACCTGTGTTTCCACTTGAGCCCGAAGTACCTGAAGAACCTGCAGCACCCGTGTTTCCACTTGAGCCCGATGTTCCTGATGAACCTGCTGCACCTGTGTTTCCACTCGAACCCGAAGTTCCTGAAGAACCTGCCGCACCTGTGTTTCCACTTGAACCGCTTGAGCCCGAAGTACCTGAAGAACCCGCTGCACCCGTGTTTCCGCTTGACCCGCTTGAGCCCGATGTTCCTGAAGAACCTGCCGCACCTGTGTTTCCACTTGAACCGCTCGAACCGCTTGAGCCCGATGTTCCTGAAGAACCTGCCGCACCCGTGTTTCCACTTGAACCGCTCGAACCCGAAGTTCCCGTAGAACCTGAAGAACCCGTAGAACCCGCGCTTCCTGATGAGCCGCTCGTTCCTGAAGAACCTGCCGCACCCGTGTTTCCACTTGAACCGCTTGAGCCTGACGTACCTGTAGAGCCGCTTGAACCCGTAGAACCACTTGAGCCTGATGAACCTCTTGTACCTGACGTACCTGAAGAACCCGCAGTTCCTGATGAACCCGAAGAACCCGTAGAGCCTGCGCTACCTGATGAGCCGCTCGTTCCTGAAGAACCTGCCGCACCCGTATTTCCGCTTGAGCCGCTTGAGCCTGAAGTACCCGTAGACCCGCTTGAACCCGTAGAGCCTGCGCTACCTGATGAGCCGCTCGTTCCGCTTGAACCCGTAGAACCACTTGACCCTGCGCTTCCTGAAGAACCCGAAGTTCCTGATGAACCCGCAGCACCCGTGTTTCCACTTGAGCCACTTGAGCCTGATGTACCCGTAGAACCGCTCGAACCTGTTGAACCTGCACTTCCTGAAGAGCCGCTCGTTCCACTTGAGCCGCTTGAGCCTGATGTACCCGTAGAACCGCTCGAACCTGTTGAACCTGCACTTCCTGAAGAGCCACTCGTTCCGCTTGAACCACTTGAACCATTCGCACCTGAAGTACCCGCTGAACCGCTTGAGCCTGATGAACCGCGTGTACCTGAAGTTCCGCTTGAACCTGCGGTGCCGCTTGAACCCGTAGAACCACTTGAACCTGCGCTTCCTGATGAGCCCGCTGTTCCGCTTGAGCCTGATGAACCCGTAGAACCCGCGCTTCCTGATGAGCCCGAAGTACCCGAAGAACCGTTGGCCCCTGAAGTACCTGCGCTTCCTGAACTTCCGCTTGATGCCGATGTTCCTGATGAACCCGCTGTTCCTGAAGACCCTGAAGAACCTGTAGAACCCGCACTTCCTGAAGAACCTGATGTTCCACTTGACCCTGTAGAGCCACTTGAACCTGTACTTCCGCTTGAGCCTGATGTTCCTGAAGAACCGTTTGCACCCGATGTACCCGCGCTTCCGCTTGAACCTGAAGTACCCGTAGAGCCACTTGAGCCTGTAGAACCTGAAGAACCTGAAGAACCTCGAGTTCCTGATGTTCCGCTTGAACCTGCAGTTCCTGATGTGCCTGAAGAGCCTGAGGAACCTGACGTACCTGTAGACCCACTTGAGCCTGTAGAGCCGCTTGAGCCCGCACTACCGCTCGTTCCTGAGGAACCTGCAGTTCCTGACGAACCCGTAGACCCACTTGAACCCGCACTTCCTGCAGAACCACTTGTACCACTTGAGCCATTTGCACCCGATGTGCCTGCACTTCCGCTCGAGCCACTTGAGCCTGAAGTGCCCGTAGAGCCACTTGAGCCTGTAGAGCCGCTTGAACCTGCACTTCCGCTTGTTCCGCTTGAACCCGATGTTCCTGATGAACCCGAAGACCCTGTAGAACCTGCACTTCCTGAAGACCCACTTGTACCACTTGAGCCGTTTGCCCCTGAGGTACCCGCGCTTCCGCTTGAGCCGCTCGAGCCTGACGTACCCGTAGACCCACTTGAGCCTGTAGAACCTGATGAACCTGAAGAACCTCGAGTTCCTGATGTTCCGCTTGAGCCTGCAGTTCCTGATGTGCCTGAAGAGCCCGCAGAACCACTTGTTCCGCTTGAACCGCTTGAGCCATTCGCTCCTGATGTTCCTGATGAGCCACTTGAACCCGAAGTTCCGCTTGAACCCGTAGACCCGCTTGAGCCTGCACTACCCGAAGAACCTGCCGTACCACTTGAACCTGCAGTTCCTGATGAACCTGTGCTACCCGAAGAACCTGCGCTTCCTGCAGAACCACTCGTTCCACTTGAGCCATTTGCTCCTGATGTTCCTGCGCTACCGCTTGAACCCGCGCTACCGCTTGAGCCTGATGTACCTGAAGAACCACTTGTTCCTGATGACCCTGTAGAGCCCGAAGAACCCGTGCTACCACTTGTTCCGCTTGAGCCCGTAGAGCCTGATGAGCCCGCGCTTCCACTTGAGCCACTCGTTCCACTTGAGCCATTTGCCCCTGAAGTTCCGCTTGAACCCGAAGTTCCTGTAGACCCTGAAGAACCTGATGAACCCCGTGTACCCGAAGTACCACTTGAACCTGCTGTACCTGAAGTACCCGAAGACCCCGAAGTTCCTGCTGTTCCTGATGAACCCGCAGAGCCACTCGTTCCGCTTGAGCCCGTAGACCCTGATGAGCCTGCGCTTCCACTTGAACCTGAAGTTCCTGAAGAACCATTTGCGCCCGATGTACCTGCAGAGCCACTTGAGCCTGAAGAACCCGAAGTACCGCTTGAACCCGCTGTTCCGCTTGAACCCGTAGAACCTGAAGAACCCGTGCTTCCGCTCGTACCCGATGAGCCTGATGTTCCCGATGAACCTGTGCTACCTGAAGAACCCGCGCTTCCGCTCGAACCGCTTGTTCCACTCGAGCCATTAGCCCCTGAAGTTCCGCTTGAGCCCGATGTTCCCGCGCTTCCTGAACTTCCGCTTGATGCCGATGTTCCTGATGAGCCTGAGGTTCCGCTTGAACCCGTTGAACCTGATGAACCTGTACTTCCACTTGTTCCGCTTGAGCCTGAAGTTCCTGAAGAACCCGTTGAACCTGATGAACCTGACGAACCGCGCGTTCCTGACGTTCCACTTGACCCCGCTGTACCTGAAGTTCCCGAAGAGCCTGCAGAACCTGACGTTCCTGATGAGCCTGCAGAACCCGAAGTTCCTGATGAGCCCGCACTACCGCTTGTTCCGCTTGAGCCGCTCGAGCCATTTGCACCTGATGTACCGCTTGAGCCACTTGAGCCCGATGTTCCCGTAGACCCACTTGAGCCCGATGAACCTGTTGAACCCGCGCTTCCGCTTGTTCCTGATGAACCCGAAGTTCCTGAGGAACCTGAAGAACCTGTAGAACCTGCGCTACCTGACGAACCTGCAGTTCCTGATGAGCCTGATGAGCCGTTTGCTCCTGATGTTCCTGAACTACCTGACGTACCTGCACTTCCTGAACTTCCGCTTGATGCCGATGTTCCTGATGAGCCACTCGTACCGCTTGAACCCGTAGAACCCGATGAACCTGTACTTCCACTTGTTCCACTTGAACCTGTCGAACCGCTTGAACCTGTACTTCCACTTGTTCCGCTTGAGCCCGTTGACCCGCTTGAACCTGTGCTTCCACTTGTTCCGCTTGAGCCTGAAGTGCCTGTAGAACCTGATGAACCTGAAGAACCTCGAGTTCCTGATGTTCCACTTGAACCTGCTGTGCCTGAAGTTCCCGAAGAGCCCGCAGAACCTGACGTTCCTGATGAGCCCGCAGAACCCGACGTTCCTGATGAGCCTGTAGAACCTGATGAACCTGTGCTTCCGCTTGAACCTGCGCTTCCGCTCGTTCCCGAAGAGCCCGCAGAACCTGACGTTCCTGATGAGCCCGCAGAACCCGAAGTTCCTGAAGAACCACTTGACCCATTTACCCCTGAAGTTCCGCTTGAGCCCGATGTTCCCGTAGACCCACTTGAGCCTGTAGAACCGCTTGAGCCCGTGCTACCACTTGTTCCTGATGAACCGCTTGTTCCCGAAGAACCTGTAGAACCTGAAGAACCTGCGCTTCCTGAAGACCCTGATGTTCCGCTTGAGCCACTCGAGCCATTTGCCCCTGAAGTGCCTGAACTACCTGAGGTACCCGCACTTCCTGAACTTCCACTTGATGCCGATGTTCCTGACGAACCCGAAGTACCACTTGAGCCTGTAGAGCCGCTTGAGCCTGTGCTTCCACTTGTTCCGCTTGAACCGCTTGTTCCTGTAGAACCTGATGAACCTGAAGAACCACGTGTTCCCGAAGTACCACTTGAACCTGCTGTGCCTGACGTGCCTGAAGAGCCCGCTGTGCCTGATGTTCCTGAAGAACCTGCCGAGCCTGATGTTCCTGAAGAACCTGCGCTACCGCTCGTTCCGCTTGAACCTGTTGACCCGCTTGAACCTGTGCTACCACTTGTGCCACTTGAACCTGAGGTTCCTGAACTTCCTGTAGAACCCGAAGAACCTGCGCTTCCGCTTGAACCGCTTGTGCCACTTGAACCATTTGCACCTGATGTGCCTGAAGAGCCTGCAGAACCCGATGTGCCTGATGAACCTGCGCTACCGCTTGTTCCGCTTGAGCCTGTAGAGCCTGAAGAACCTGCGCTACCACTTGTTCCTGATGAACCGCTTGTTCCTGAAGAACCTGTAGAACCCGAAGAACCTGCGCTTCCTGAAGAACCTGCTGTTCCGCTTGAGCCACTCGACCCATTTGCCCCTGAAGTGCCTGAACTACCTGAGGTACCCGCACTTCCTGAACTTCCGCTTGATGCTGATGTTCCTGATGAACCCGAAGTACCACTTGAACCCGTTGAGCCGCTTGAACCTGTGCTTCCACTTGTTCCGCTTGAACCTGATGTTCCACTTGAGCCTGTAGAGCCTGAAGAACCTGTACTTCCACTTGTTCCGCTCGAACCCGTTGAACCGCTTGAACCTGTGCTACCGCTTGTTCCGCTTGAACCGCTCGTTCCTGTAGAACCTGATGAACCTGAAGAACCACGTGTTCCTGAAGTACCACTCGAACCTGCTGTGCCTGATGTTCCTGAAGAACCTGCCGAGCCTGATGTTCCTGAAGAACCTGCCGAGCCCGATGTGCCTGAAGAGCCTGTGCTTCCGCTTGTTCCACTTGAGCCTGTTGAACCGCTTGAACCTGTACTACCACTTGTTCCGCTTGACCCGCTCGTACCGCTCGAACCCGTAGAACCGCTTGAACCTGCGCTTCCGCTTGTACCACTTGAACCGTTTGCACCTGATGTGCCTGAAGAGCCCGCAGAACCTGATGTACCTGAAGAACCCGCGCTACCACTCGTTCCTGAAGAACCTGTAGAGCCTGAAGAACCTGCGCTTCCTGATGTACCGCTTGAACCTGATGTCCCTGATGAACCCGTAGAGCCCGATGAACCCGCACTACCCGCAGACCCCGAAGTACCACTTGAGCCATTTGCACCTGACGTGCCTGACGAGCCTGCAGAACCCGATGTGCCTGAAGAACCTGCGCTACCGCTTGTTCCCGAAGAACCTGTAGAACCACTTGAACCCGCGCTTCCTGATGTACCGCTTGAGCCTGATGTGCCCGAAGAACCTGTTGAACCGCTTGAGCCCGCACTTCCTGAAGAGCCCGAAGTACCTGACGAGCCATTTGCTCCTGAAGTTCCGCTTGAGCCCGATGTACCCGCGCTTCCTGAACTTCCGCTTGATGCTGATGTTCCTGATGAGCCCGACGTTCCGCTTGAACCTGTAGAGCCTGATGAACCCGTGCTACCACTTGTTCCTGATGAACCCGAAGTACCTGAAGAACCTGTAGAGCCTGATGAACCTGAAGAACCACGTGTTCCTGATGTTCCACTTGAACCCGCTGTGCCTGAAGTTCCCGAAGAGCCTGCAGAGCCTGATGTTCCTGATGAACCCGCAGAACCACTTGTTCCACTTGAACCTGCACTACCACTTGTTCCTGATGAACCACTTGAACCATTTACTCCCGAAGTTCCGCTTGAACCGCTTGAACCCGATGTACCCGTAGACCCACTTGAGCCCGTAGAGCCGCTTGAACCTGTTGAACCACTTGTACCGCTCGAACCCGAAGTTCCTGATGAACCTGATGACCCTGTTGAACCTGCGCTTCCTGAAGAACCACTTGTTCCACTTGAGCCACTTGAACCATTTGCTCCTGAAGTACCCGAACTACCTGATGTGCCTGCGCTTCCTGAACTTCCGCTTGATGCCGATGTTCCTGAAGAGCCGCTTGTACCGCTTGAACCCGTTGAACCCGAAGAACCCGCGCTTCCGCTTGTTCCGCTTGAACCTGATGTTCCTGAAGAACCTGTAGAGCCTGATGAACCTGAACTACCACTTGTTCCGCTTGAACCGCTTGAGCCATTTGCACCTGAAGTTCCCGAAGAACCTGAAGAGCCTGCAGTTCCTGATGAACCTGCAGAACCCGAAGTTGCTGAAGAACCTGATGTTCCTGATGACCCCGTAGAGCCGCTTGAACCCGCGCTTCCTGATGTACCGCTTGAGCCTGATGTGCCTGAAGAACCTGTAGAACCTGATGAGCCCGCACTACCGCTTGTACCACTTGAACCGTTTGCTCCTGAAGTTCCTGACGAACCGCTTGAGCCTGAAGTTCCTGTAGAACCTGATGAGCCCGTAGAACCTGATGAACCTGTCGAACCTGAAGTTCCTGACGAACCTCTTGTTCCTGAAGTACCGCTTGACCCCGCTGTGCCCGAAGTTCCCGAAGAACCTGAAGTTCCGCTTGAACCTGCACTACCACTTGTTCCACTCGAACCTGAAGTTCCTGATGAGCCTGTAGAACCACTTGAACCCGTGCTACCACTTGTTCCTGATGAACCCGAAGTACCACTTGACCCTGTAGAACCACTTGAGCCCGCACTACCTGCAGAACCTGAAGTACCGCTTGAGCCGTTGGCCCCCGATGTTCCTGAACTTCCTGATGTACCTGCGCTTCCTGAACTTCCACTTGATGCCGATGTTCCTGAAGAACCTGCGCTACCGCTTGTTCCGCTTGAGCCTGTAGACCCCGAAGAACCCGTGCTACCGCTTGTTCCTGAAGAACCCGATGTTCCTGATGAACCTGTGCTTCCTGAAGAACCCGCGCTTCCGCTTGTTCCGCTTGAACCATTTGCACCTGATGTACCTGATGAGCCCGCACTTCCTGAAGAACCTGCAGAACCGCTCGTTCCACTTGAACCTGCAGAGCCTGATGTTCCGCTTGAACCCGTTGAACCGCTTGAGCCTGCACTTCCGCTTGTTCCGCTTGAACCTGAGGTTCCTGATGAACCTGTAGAACCCGAAGAACCTGCGCTACCGCTTGTTCCGCTCGACCCATTTGCCCCCGAAGTACCTGATGAACCCGCACTTCCTGAAGTCCCTGACGAACCTGCAGAGCCCGAAGTTGCTGATGAACCTGATGTCCCTGAAGAACCCGTAGAGCCTGAAGAACCTGTACTACCACTTGTACCGCTTGAACCTGAAGTTCCTGATGAGCCTGTAGAGCCACTTGACCCCGCACTACCTGAAGAACCCGAAGTTCCGCTTGAACCGTTTGCACCCGAGGTGCCTGAAGAACCACTCGTTCCTGATGAACCCGTAGAACCGCTTGAGCCTGTACTTCCTGAAGTACCGCTCGAACCCCTTGTGCCTGAAGTACCACTTGAACCCGCTGTGCCCGAAGTACCACTTGAACCCGCTGTGCCCGAAGTTCCTGAGGAGCCCGAAGTACCACTTGAGCCTGTAGAACCTGCAGAACCTGAAGTACCACTTGAGCCGTTTGCGCCCGAAGTTCCCGAAGAACCTGACGAGCCTGCTGTTCCCGAAGAACCCGCAGAGCCTGATGTTGCTGAAGAACCCGAAGTTCCTGACGAACCCGTAGAGCCACTTGAACCCGTACTTCCTGATGTTCCGCTTGAGCCTGATGTGCCTGAAGAGCCTGTTGAACCGCTTGAGCCCGCACTTCCTGCAGAGCCCGAAGTTCCTGAAGAGCCATTTGCTCCCGAAGTTCCTGAAGAACCTGCGGAACCCGATGTACCCGAAGAACCACTTGACGCGGATGTTCCGCTTGAGCCTGATGTGCCTGAAGAGCCCGTAGAACCCGAAGAACCTGTGCTACCGCTCGTTCCACTTGAACCTGAGGTTCCTGAACTTCCTGTAGAACCCGAAGAGCCCGCGCTTCCTGAAGAGCCCGATGTGCCACTTGAGCCGTTTGCTCCTGATGTTCCTGAAGAGCCTGCAGTTCCTGAAGAACCTGATGAACCTGTTGAGCCACTTGAACCTGCCGAGCCTGATGTTCCACTTGAACCTGTAGAACCGCTTGAGCCTGCGCTACCGCTTGTTCCGCTTGAACCTGAGGTACCTGATGAGCCCGTAGAACCCGAAGAACCTGCGCTTCCGCTTGTTCCGCTTGAACCATTTGCGCCTGAAGTACCTGAGGAACCTGCAGAACCTGATGTTCCTGAAGAACCTGCGCTACCGCTTGTGCCACTTGAACCTGTTGACCCACTTGACCCTGTGCTACCGCTTGTTCCGCTTGAACCCGAAGTGCCTGAAGAGCCCGCAGAACCACTTGTTCCGCTTGAACCTGAAGTCCCTGATGAACCGTTTGCTCCTGAAGTTCCTGAAGAACCTGAGGTGCCTGAAGAACCCGTAGAACCGCTTGAACCTGTGCTGCCACTCGTTCCACTTGAACCTCTTGTACCCGACGTTCCGCTTGAACCTGCAGTTCCTGATGTTCCGCTTGAACCTGATGTTCCTGATGAACCTGCGCTTCCGCTCGTTCCTGAAGAACCATTTGCGCCTGAAGTTCCTGATGAACCCGCAGTTCCGCTTGAGCCCGATGAACCTGTAGAACCGCTTGAACCCGCGCTACCGCTTGTTCCACTTGAGCCTGTTGAACCACTTGAACCTGAAGAACCCGATGTCCCTGAAGACCCCGATGTTCCTGAAGAACCATTTATACCTGAAGTTCCTGCAGAACCTGAAGAGCCCGAGGTTCCTGATGAACCTGCGCTTCCGCTCGTTCCGCTTGAACCGTTTGCACCCGAAGTTCCTGATGAACCTGAAGTTCCTGCGCTACCACTTGATGCCGATGTTCCTGAAGAACCTGCAGTACCACTTGAGCCCGAAGAACCTGTAGAACCGCTTGAACCTGCGCTTCCGCTTGTTCCTGAAGACCCTGATGTTCCCGAAGAACCTGTTGAACCTGAAGAACCACTTGAACCTGAAGTGCCTGAGGACCCATTCGCTCCTGATGTTCCTGACGAGCCTGCTGTTCCGCTTGACCCTGAAGAACCTGTTGAACCGCTTGAACCCGCGCTTCCACTTGTTCCTGAAGAGCCTGCCGTTCCTGAAGTGCCTGTAGAACCTGAAGAACCACTTGAGCCCGTGCTACCACTTGTACCGCTTGAACCTGACGTTCCTGATGACCCGTTTGCACCTGAAGTACCTGCAGAGCCCGAAGAGCCTGCGCTTCCACTTGTGCCGCTTGAGCCTGAAGTACCTGAAGAACCTGTAGAACCACTTGAACCCGTACTTCCGCTTGTACCTGAAGAACCTCTTGTTCCTGAAGTACCTGATGAGCCTGCAGTTCCTGAAGAACCTGTAGACCCTGAAGTTCCTGATGAGCCCGATGTTCCGCTCGAACCATTTGCGCCCGATGTTCCCGATGAACCTGCGCTACCGCTTGTTCCTGAAGAACCTGTAGAACCGCTTGAACCCGTAGAACCACTCGTTCCTGATGAACCTGAAGTTCCTGATGAGCCTGTAGACCCTGAAGAGCCACTTGAACCTGTGCTTCCCGAAGTTCCTGAAGAGCCTGAAGTACCTGAAGAGCCATTTGCGCCTGAAGTACCTGAGGAACCTGTTGAACCACTTGAACCCGCTGAACCTGATGTTCCACTTGAACCTGCAGAGCCACTTGTTCCTGATGAACCTGTAGAACCGCTTGTCCCTGCAGAACCACTTGAGCCTGATGAACCTGATGTACCTGAAGAGCCTGCGTTTCCGCTTGTACCTGAAGAGCCTGAAGTTCCTGAAGAGCCGTTGGCACCTGAAGTGCCCGCAGAACCGCTTGAACCCGCGCTTCCGCTTGTTCCTGATGAACCCGAAGTCCCTGAAGAGCCCGTTGAACCACTTGAACCTGTAGAACCCGATGTTCCTGAAGAGCCTGTAGAACCACTTGAACCTGCAGAACCTGAAGTTCCGCTTGAACCTGTGGAGCCTGAAGTGCCCGAAGAGCCGTTTGCACCTGATGTACCCGCAGAACCGCTTGAACCCGTGCTTCCGCTTGTTCCTGATGAACCCGAAGTCCCTGAAGAGCCATTTGCACCTGATGTTCCTGCACTTCCGCTTGTTCCTGAAGAACCTGAAGAGCCTGAAGTTGCCGAACTACCTGATGTACCTGCAGAACCGCTTGAACCTGTAGAACCTGAAGTTCCTGAAGACCCTGATGTTCCTGAAGAACCTGTAGAGCCACTTGAACCCGCAGAACCACTTGTTCCCGATGAGCCATTTGCACCCGATGTTCCTGACGAACCTGTTGAACCCGAACTACCGCTTGACCCTGATGTTCCTGAAGAACCATTTGCTCCTGACGTTCCTGCACTTCCTGAAGAACCTGAAGTTCCACTTGATGCCGATGTTCCTGAAGACCCTGAAGTTCCTGTAGAACCTGAACTTCCCGATGTTCCACTTGAACCTGTGGAGCCACTTGAACCTGAACTACCCGAAGTCCCTGAAGAGCCATTTGCTCCCGACGTACCTGCAGAACCACTTGAGCCTGCGCTTCCGCTTGTTCCTGACGAACCTGCAGTACCTGAAGAGCCATTTGCACCTGATGTTCCACTTGAACCCGCGCTTCCGCTTGTTCCTGAAGAACCTGATGTACCACTTGAACCTGCAGTTCCGCTCGAACCATTTGCACCTGATGTTCCACTTGAACCCGAAGAGCCGCTTGTTCCCGAAGAGCCCGTAGAGCCACTTGACCCCGCAGAACCACTTGTTCCTGAAGAGCCTGATGTTCCCGATGAGCCTGTAGAGCCACTTGAACCCGCAGAACCGCTTGTTCCTGAAGAACCCGATGTTCCCGATGAACCATTGGCACCCGATGTGCCGCTTGAACCTGTAGAACCACTCGTTCCTGATGAGCCACTTGTTCCCGATGAACCGTTAGCCCCTGAGGTACCTGAACTACCTGAAGTGCCTGAAGACCCTGAAGAACCTGATGTTGCTGAACTACCTGAAGTACCCGCAGAACCACTTGAACCTGCTGAACCCGATGTTGCTGATGAACCGCTTGTTCCTGAAGAACCATTCGCGCCTGAAGTTCCTGATGAGCCTGCGCTTCCTGATGTTCCTGAAGAACCTGTTGAACCGCTTGAGCCGCTTGATGCGGATGTACCACTTGAACCTGATGTCCCTGAAGAACCTGTTGAACCGCTTGTTCCACTTGAACCCGCACTTCCGCTTGTTCCTGAAGAGCCATTTGCGCCTGAAGTTCCTGATGAACCTGAAGTTCCGCTTGACCCCGTAGAGCCGCTTGAACCACTTGAACCGCTTGATGCGGACGTTCCTGAACTACCCGAAGTGCCTGAAGAACCCGTAGAACCACTTGTTCCACTTGAACCTGCGCTTCCGCTTGTTCCTGAAGAGCCATTTGCACCTGAAGTTCCTGCAGAACCCGAAGTACCTGTGCTTCCTGAAGTTCCTGAAGAACCATTTATACCTGATGAGCCGCTCGTTCCACTTGATGCCGATGTACCACTTGAGCCCGACGTTCCTGAAGAACCTGTCGAACCGCTTGAACCCGTAGTGCCTGATGTTCCTGATTCACCACTTGTTCCTGAAGAACCTGTAGAACCCGAAGTGCCCGTAGAACCTGAAGTTCCTGATTCGCCCGAAGACCCACTTGAGCCTGTGCTACCGCTTGAACCACTTGTACCCGTAGAACCTGAAGTTCCTGTGCTACCGCTTGTTCCGCTTGAGCCCGTTGAACCTGAAGTACCGCTTGAGCCATTTTCGCCCGAAGTGCCTGAAGAGCCGCTTGTTCCGCTTGAACCCGCAGAACCCGAAGTACCTGTGCTACCACTTGTGCCCGCAGAACCTGATGTACCTGTACTACCGCTTGAACCCGCAGTTCCCGACGTTCCTGATTCACCGCTTGTCCCTGTAGAACCCGAAGTCCCTGATGAACCTGACGTACCACTTGAGCCATTTTCGCCCGAAGTGCCGCTTGAGCCCGCTGAACCTGAAGTACCGCTTGAGCCATTTTCGCCCGAAGTACCTGAAGAACCGCTTGTTCCTGATGAACCTGTAGAACCTGAGGTTCCTGTGCTGCCACTTGTGCCCGCAGAACCTGATGTACCCGTACTACCGCTCGAACCTGAAGTTCCCGAGGTTCCTGATTCACCGCTTGTACCTGATGAGCCATTTTCTCCTGAAGTACCTGAACTTCCTGAAGAACCCGAAGTCCCTGTAGAACCTGACGTTCCACTTGAACCATTTTCTCCCGAAGTGCCCGAACTACCTGTAGAACCTGACGTTCCACTCGATGCCGATGTACCTGAAGTTCCACTTGAACCTGATTCTCCTGAAGTTCCACTTGAACCGCTTTCTCCTGAAGTTCCGCTTGAACCGCTTTCTCCTGAAGTTCCGCTTGAACCGCTATCACCTGATGTACCGCTTGAACCACTTTCACCTGATGTACCGCTTGAGCCGCTTTCTCCTGAAGTTCCTGATGAACCTGTAGAACCTGAAGTTCCACTTGAGCCGCTTTCTCCTGAAGTTCCTGATGAACCTGTAGAACCTGAAGTTCCACTTGAACCTGCAGAACCCGATGTACCGCTCGAACCTGTAGAACCTGATGTGCCACTTGATGCCGATGTTCCTGAAGACCCTGATGTACCGCTTGAGCCGCTTTCTCCTGAAGTTCCGCTTGAACCTGTAGAACCTGATGTTCCACTTGAACCTGCAGAACCCGAAGTTCCGCTTGAACCGTTTTCTCCTGAAGTTCCGCTTGAACCTGATTCTCCCGATGTACCGCTTGAACCTGTAGAACCCGAAGTTCCACTTGAACCATTTTCTCCCGATGTACCACTTGAACCTGTAGAACCTGATGTACCACTTGTGCCGCTTTCTCCTGACGTTCCGCTTGAACCTGTAGAACCTGATGTTCCTGAAGACCCCGAAACTCCCGCAGTACCACTTTGACCCGAAGTACCTGATGTTGATGTATATGCAACTGCGGCTACACCAATATTTTTCAATGAAACAATAATTGATGGTGCTGCGGGCGCAATAAATGGTGTTGTCTTTGCGCCAACCGCAGTTAACTGTACAAAGGTGGTGGTTGATGCAAATAATAATTCAATAAAATCATTTTGCAATAATTCCAACGTCAATGCAACAAACGGAAGTTGTGTCGAACTATTAGATACTAATCCGAGTATTGAATCCGTTCGAATAACATCAAAGCCATTTTTCCTTATAAAAAAGTCGACGTTTACTGCTGTACCACCTTGCGTTTTTTCTACTTGAGGAGAAAAAGTAAATTCGTAAATACCCGAGTATTGAACAGTGATTTGTCCACCTGAAAACGAAATACCATTTTCAATTTCAACCGTGTCATAAGTAACTACCTGAGGTGTATTTACAGCCAATAATGGTTGTGATTGGCTACTGCTATATTGAGCATAATAGTTTGCTACACCTGCACCTGAAGTACCTGATGAACCCGTTGTTCCTGCAGTACCTGATGTACCATTCGCTCCTGAAGTACCCGAAGAGCCATTTTGCCCTGAGGTACCCGCTGTTCCACTTGAACCCGATTTACCTGCAATTGCAAAATCACATAAAATATCATCTCCTGAAGTTGGAGTCCATTGTGTACCTGAAAGATATACAACTCCGAATTCGTAATACGTTCCCGCATCTGTAACTGAGGTAACTTCCCAATTTGTAACATTTGCCGCAAAAAGGCCCCCTCTTGTAGTGATTCGAGACCCAACTCCCATCAATGCAAATTGACTTGCATAATCGGTCAATGATAAAGAGGTTTCCGAAATATTTAATAATACAGTTGATGAATCCAAGTTTCCATTACTTGAATACATTTTCGTACTGTTAACAGGAGTTCCCCAATCCCAACCATCTGTAATTTCTGCACCACTTGCACCTGATGTTCCCGAAGAACCGTTTGCTCCTGATGTGCCTGATGAACCTGAGTTACCCGATGTTCCTGACGAACCTGAATTACCCGATGTTCCACTTGAGCCACTTTCACCCGAAGTTCCTGAAGTGCCGTTAGCACCTGAAGTACCCGAAGAACCTGAGTCACCCGACGTACCTGAAGAGCCTGAGTTCCCTGAAGTTCCGCTTGAACCCGAAGTTCCTGATGAACCATTCGACCCTGAAGTACCTGAAGAACCACTTTCACCTGACGTACCTGATGAACCATTTGCACCCGATGTTCCCGATGAACCCGAGTTACCCGATGTTCCACTTGAGCCGTTTGCGCCCGATGTTCCCGATGAACCGTTTGCTCCCGAAGTGCCTGATGAGCCATTTGCTCCTGACGTACCTGAACTACCTGAATCACCTGAAGTACCCGAAGAGCCATTTGCTCCTGATGTACCACTTGATGCCGATGTTCCCGATGTACCGTTCACTCCTGAAGTACCACTTGAGCCGTTTGCTCCCGAAGTACCTGATGAGCCATTTGCTCCTGAAGTACCACTTGAACCGCTTGCTCCCGAGGTGCCCGAAGAGCCGTTTGCTCCCGAGGTTCCGCTTGTTCCACTTTGACCTGAACTACCTGAAGTGCCCGTTGGTGCACTACGGTAATAAAACTGACCCGTAGCAATATCAACTACCACAAAATCATTGAGCCCCGAATTCGAGGTTATACCTGTGTTTTTAATTACACCTGTAATTGCAATGTTTTTGGTTGATATTGTCGTGCCTGTTAAATCATTATTGATTTGCAACAGTGTGCCTGCAGAACCAACAAAAGTTAACGACTGTGAGGTTTCTTCAACTTGAAGTGTAATGGCAGTCGAGCCATTAATAAAGTCTATTTTCGGCAACTCTAAAGGATTCGTGGAATTCCTATAGGGTGTTATTAAAATGTTTTTAGCCATCGGGTGCTGTTTGGTGCTTGTTTAGTGTTTTCCTAATTGCGTCAATTACCTGTTCAGGTGTAATTGACTTACTGCATTCATACATTTTGTCAGTATTTTCATATTTAGGGCACCAATTCCAATTACCCGCGTCAAGCCTGTAATCGTTAAAGCATCCATTACACACATTTTGATTAAAAACGCGGGTGCAATCACTAAATTCGCTTATAGGCCGTGAGAAACCACTTATCAGAACAACAGGTGTATCACAGGCCCAAGCCAACCAAGAAAGTCCGCTTCCTAATCCAATAAACAAAGATGAGGATTTTATTTGAGAAATCCTTTCGTCTATATGTATGTCTCCCGTCTTATCAATTACGTTTTTTAATGCATTTTTTGGCAACTTAGAATTCTCCCAATCGCTTGATGCAGACTCCTTTGAGATGTTCCAAACCTCATAACCTAACTCGTTTAAAAATTCGACAACTTTAGACCATCCTTCTTCGTTGTGCCAATATTTACAATGGCTCGAAGCGTGAGGTGCAATAACTACATATTTTTTATCATTTTTTTGCCCTTCAATTTCCTTTAATTTTGGTTTTATTTCGATGTCAGGAAGACCTAAAATATCACAGGCTGTACCTTGCAAAGAAAATTTGCGGAAATCGCGTGAGTGATGTCCATAATGTACCTCTAAACCGTCGTTCTCGTAATACCAACCAATCCTGTACATTGCATAAATATTATTAACGGGTGTTCCCGCCCTGATAAATTCCATTTCAGGGTATGCATCCCTGAACATATCGTTCCAAAAAGTGCTGATAATCATTTTGCAATTGTGCACCTTTCTAAACTCATCAACTATTGGGACCCAAGCCAAAGAGTCTCCTAAACTTGAACTTTCAATCGCCACATAAACACGTTTGTCCGTCGCATCATATGGATGTAAAAATTCGTTCCCTTTTTCATCCGTAATTTTCCATTCCCAATATCTATGATATTTCATTGCACCCTGAGCATACATACCGCATTTTAAATCTGCACTGAAAATAATTCCTAAGTGCTCATCCCGAACCGAAAGTTCGGCCTTATACGTTTTATCGCTACTACCAACCAAATCCACTCTCGCACCATCTAAGTACTTGAACATCATAGTGTCTTGCACTTTATTTATGGTCGATTGATGGTAAATTCTACGGGCCGTATTAGCCATATTGTTTCGGTCCAAGACCTGAAAATACCATTTCAATAAATTATTTTCAACAATAATTTTCCAATCGTAATTTTCAGCAATTAGGCGTGCTTCTGCAATTAATGAATTTCTTTGAAATACGAATTGTTTAATTCCTTCTACTACGCTTTCGGTAGTTCTTTCACATATTATTTGAGGCACATCAATACCCATTGGTGTACCAATTACAGGGACCCCGCAAGACATTGCTTCCAAAGGTGTTAAAGGTGGATGACCTGCCTCTACAAACGTAGCGTGAATCATTAAATGAGCATTCTGTAATTCTTTCTTCAACCGCTCCTCGTCCGCATCAAAAACCAACCTTAGTTTTTCATACTGCAAATCGGGATTTTCCTTCAGAAACTGTTCTTGGGTTGCTTTGGGACCAACCATAGTAATTGTCCATTTTAATTCACGTGCGGCCTCAATTGCATACCTGAAACCTTTTCGGTCAAAGACTTGCTCAGTTCCCGCCAAACCATTGTTCCCGACAATAATAATATTCGGTTCATCAATATTTTTCGGCCTTATAAAATCAAAGAATTCAGTATTCACACCGTGACTCAAATAATAAGGGATATTTTTAAACATCTCAATACTACTTTGTGCGTGAACAAAGGCAATCTCAGCAAGTCTCATTGCTTTTAGATTTAATTGATAATTAGCACTTTCTTCACCCCAAACCATCGAATGATGGTCGTGGTGCGAATAAAAATATGGAACTTTTTGTTCAGCCAACCATAATGCTTGGTCAAACATATGGCAATGGATGATATCCCATTCTTCAGCCTTCAAATCCTGCAAATTGACTACTTCGCAGACGTGTCCTAACTGATTCAAAACCATTTTGTATTCCCAAATGATTTTTTCAATTGCCCCCCATCCGTTAGGGGGGACTGAAATTACGCTTGGTTGAATATGTGCTATTCTCATTTGATTAAGTAATTTTTGACTTTTTTATCGATTAATGAATATCCATCAATTTGATGACTCAGTTGAATTTCGCTTACAAATTGTCTCCTGTTTGGATGCATATTAAAATGATTCATAAAAAATAAATCAGCAACATCCCAAGGCTCAGTTGCAAAGGCGTGCATCATCTGTTTGATGTATCTCTGAGGAATAATTATCGAATGTGCAAATGGAACGTGTTTTGAAATCCACCCAAAATTTAAGGAATCAATTCTCTCCACGGGATGTGCTAATAATTCGCCTGTCTCCAAATGATACGCTCCTCCAAATGAAATGAAATCTATTTCATTTTTGTCTGCCTCACACAGGGCAAGGTATAGGCATTCAATAAACGAATACACATCTCGAATATCCGCGTCACCCTCAAATATCAACGTCGCTGAATAGTCCTTGTTGAAATGCATCTGAATAGCATCATTAAATGCTCTAAAGCAGCCATAGTGAGCGGGTGTCAGCGCAGTTTCTCCATATTCATTTATGCCATTTGGAAATTTTTCCATCGACAACGCATTTGGTCTTTTACAATTCTCTTTAGTTGGTAATTCCTTCCAAGGAGTATTGATATGACGACTCCAATAGACCTCACTAAAACGAGAATCTTTCTTCAACAAATGAATTAAATAATCAATTTTGTCACGACTTTGCCTTTCAACATCAGTAAAAAGACTCGTTTGCAAATGATGGATGCTTAAACTAAACTTCCGTGGCTCTTTTTTTTTTGAAGCGTAGAATGTGCATAGGTCGTAATCTTTCCATTCGTCACGGTTCTCTACTACGGCATTGTCCACCGTATGTCTGCGAAGTTCAATTGAATAACCTAATTTCTCAAGTCTATCAGTGATACCATAAATACGGCCATTTGAATTCCAATGAATCTCGACCATAAAACCTTCAATTTCACAAATGTCATCATCGGTCATTGATTCGAAAACTTCATATTCAGCACCTTCAATATCAATCTTGAAAAAATCAACTTTACTGATATTCATTTTGCTCTTCAAAGTCGCATAATCCCAAGTATCAATGTAAAAATAATTGTTTTCATCAAAGTGATGAACTTCAGTCTTGATAGATGAAACTGTGCTCGTGTCCTCTTTGTAAGCCAACTTTACACCATTTTGGTTTGCATTCCATAATCCTTTGTCAACCACAACTACCCTTTTATCGCCATTAAAACGCTTGTTAAGGAACTTTATACTACGGGGGTCACATTCTACTGCATAAACCCGTTCTGCTCCATTACGAAGCAAATATTCTGTGTATAGACCATCATTTGCGCCAATATCCAAACAAACTCCATTGATGTTCATTTGAAGCGGGTTGTAGAAGTCTTCAACAAACATTTCCGTGTAATTAATCCAAGTCAAATTCCAAGGGTCAGTAGGGAATAATACTCTATCAAATTTTGGAGCGTTTTCATTATACCAAATCGTATGTTGTTCCAACAGAGTAAGTCTATCCGAAGTGTAAATCGAAACCTCATATCCCCTAAAGTATCCTGTCCGATTGTAATGATTCAAAGCGGCTACAGGTACAGGAACATTCCAACAGCCTGAATAATCTCTAAAATGAGAGTCAAATGCATAAATCGCGTGTTTTGAATCGATGTCTGCTACGGATATACTTACATCAATTGGTTTTTCATTTTGATAGTAAACAAAAATTTTGTTGCCGTCTTTTTCATACTCTACTCTAAATAAAGGGGTTGCTATGTTTGTCATATATTTAATTTTAATAATTTACTTTTTTGGTTGCTGTTAAATAAGCCCATTCATAATTTTTCCATTCCAATTCATTATTTATCAAACTGTTATTTTTATGCTCTCTGAACTGTATTTCATAACCTAACATTTTGAATCTATCAGTTATTTTATAAACTTGACCATTTGTATTTAAATGGATTTCAATCAAAAACGAATTTATTTTACTAATTTGCTCATCAGTCATCGATTCAAATACTTCATATTCCGCACCCTCGATATCTATTTTAAATAAGTCTATTTGATTGATGTTGTGTTTACTAATTAATGTTTCAAAATCCCAAGAACAAACATCATAATAATTCTTACCCTTACAATTACCTTCTTCTTTCAAACTACTAAAAACCGAGGTGTCATCAACATAATAAAGTTTCATTTCACTTTGATTTTCTTTCCATAGAGCCTTGTTTATTACAGTCACATTTTTATTTGAGTTGAATTTTTTATTTAAAAATTTTATACACCTTGGGTCGCATTCAATCGCATAAATTTTCTCAACACCTTGACTAATTAACCATTCAGTAAATAAACCATCATTTGCCCCAATATCTAAGCAAACCTTACCAACTACAATGTTGGTTTTTTCATAATATTTATCAATGAACATTT